AAAGGTAACAAGAGACGGAGTGGACAAGCTGATGGCATTTATCAGAAAGAGTGATATGTACGCAGCACCTGCAAGTACCAGATTCCACCTTTCAGTGACAGGCGGGCTGCTGCAGCACTCACTCAATGTACTGGATGCGCTGAGGGCGAACCTCACAAAGAACGATGACGGCACATACTCATACGAGGTCGCAGGAGTTCCGGCAGCCAGAGTGACAGAGGAAAATGTGATCATCATGGCACTGCTCCATGACATCTGCAAGACCTACTTCTACACAACGGAAATCAGAAACCGCAAGGTAGGTGGGAAGTGGGAGCAGTACGAAGCATTCGCAGTGGACGACAAGATTCCATACGGTCACGGAGAAAAGTCTGTAATGATGATCGAGGAATATATGAAGCTTCAGCCAGTAGAAAGATATGCAATCAGATGGCACATGGGATACACCGAAGCCGACACCTTATCATTCAACAATGCAATCGACAGATACCCGATGATCTGGGCACTGCATTCCGCAGACACACAGGCAAGTCACTTCATGGAAAACAATGAGGGGAACAAGCTGGCATACGCAGACAACGGATCAGCGGAATATGCAGATCAGCCGACCATGCAGGAGGCAACCGCCCCAGTATTTGAGGAGGCGACACCAGTATGAGCATGATGGAGCTGTTATACCAAATGAGGGAGAGAGCCAGGGCGAAAAAAGAAAAGAAGAAAAGCCTGCCATGGTTCTGTATCATCATTTCGGATAAATGCAAAGAACCGGATAAGCCTTGCACTGAGTGCGGGGTTTATCTGGAGCACAAAGATGAAATCGAAAAGGAGATGGAAAGACATGATCATCAAAGTAATACCGAAACCGGAACACGGAAAAGAAGCAGCACTGATTACTGATAAGACAGGCAAATATGTACGAGCCGTCACGATAGCAGGCGACCTCGCAGAGGAAGTCGCAAAAGGAAATATGTACTTCAATGCCATAGAGAAAGACGGAAAACTCCACATCACAGGGAGAGTGTCCGCCAGATTTTAAGGAGGCAGACGATGACAGCAAAGAACGCAGAAGGGTATCCAGACCCAACAGCAGAGGAAGCAATCCGCCATGTAATGCGTGGCGGAAAACTGGATTATACCTCCTTCAGAACCTACGAGGAACTGCAGGACTACACCATAAAGCATAACAAGGGTATAAACACCAGAGAAGCAGCCGACAAATTCATCCGGGAGAAGATGCCAAAGGAAAGCTACTTCCAGAAGAAAATCCTCGACTGGATAAAGGATAACGCACCAAATGCCATCGCATGGAAAGAAGCAGCCGGCCCGTACTCCAGACAGGGAATCCCAGACATTACCTGCATCATCAATGGCAGGTATTACGGATTCGAGGTCAAGCGGCCATTTATTGGGGTGCTGAGTAAGATGCAGGAGCAGACGATAAAGCAGATCCGCAGAGCAGGTGGCAGAGCATGGGTAGTCACTTCGGAAAAGGAAGTAGCAGAAATCCTGCTGCCGGAACTGACACAAAAATAGCAAGGGAGCAAACAGAATGAGAGTAGCAATCGAACCGAGAAAAGCAACTGACCGTGGCGGATATTACTGTATGCCGCTGAAGGTAAATGTGCCGACAGGACGCAAGGACTGGAAGCTGACCAAGTGCCCGGAGTGCGGTGCACAGTGTTGGGAACTGCCACTGGCAGAAGTAGCCAAGGAGCAGGGAGCAAAAGGACTCTGCACCATGTGCGCTTTAAAGAAGGGAGTGAGCGGAAGATGAACGATGATGAAAAGTGTTGCTGCGGAAACTGCCTGCACCACAGACCATCATGGGAAACAGGACATCTGAGCGGATGGCACTGCGATAACTTCATGGCAGACGCATACGGATGTGATACGGAGTACGATGATGGAGAAGAATGTCCAGATTTTGAAAGCAAGAGGTAGGCAAACCATGTGGAAGATTTTCATAGAATACGATGATAAAAGCAAATTGACGATAACCGGAAAGCACAAGGATATCCCGGTAGAACTGGCGAACAAATACTACAGAGAATATGTGAAAAGTAGCGTATGCAATGCCACATATCAGCAGTATCCAAAGAAAGACCATAAACCAATGTCACTAGCAACGAAGATCATGGAACTTCAGAAGGGAGCGTAGCAATGGGAGAAAAACCATTAACAACCGAGGAACTGCGCCAGATGGCAGGGCAGCCAGTGTGGTGTCCGGATGAGGAAGCATACGGAATTGTGATGTGCGACAAAATCGGGCAATGGGCAGGAATTCCGTTCTTACACGGAGTATGGTACGGGGATGGCAATGGCTGCGGTGTGGAATTTAATCATAATATCATCAAGAGAAGGCTGAGATGCTACAGAACGATCAGCGAGAAAGACATCCCGAAACCACTCATACAGAAAGCAGCATTCGGAGATATTGTGATGGTATGCCCAAACTGCGAAAACGCAGCCGTTATCAATCCATACAGAAAAATCAATCCATACAGAAAAGACAGGGAATTATATCCACACTGTCCGTGGTGTGGGCAGAAATTAAAGGAGGCAGAGGATGAGACTGAAAAAGAAAATCAGCAGGCAGAGTAAGATATTCAAAAAGGCAATCAATGCAAAGTGGGCATTCTACTGGGCAAAGTTTATGACAGAAACAGCGACCATCTGTAGAAAGTACTCACATGGGGAAATCGCCGGAAAAGGAACGGATCATGAACATACATACTACTCATGTGATGGTTGCCCATTCAATGTGGAGAAGTTCGGGGAGCATAAGATATGCGGGTGCGTATTAAGCGCACCGGACGACTGGGATGAGCCGAAGGTAATCGGTCATGTCGTCCGCACAATAATCCATGAAATGGCAGGTGGCAAGAAATGAACGAGAACGAAATCCGTGAGTACGCACTCATGAAAGCGACATTCAAGTGGCTGCTGATCGGTATGCTATGGCAGGGGGTGGGACTGTGGTTCTATGGAGCAACCAGACCGAGTAACGAGGACACAATCATCGGATTTTTCCTCTGGTATTACATCGTGAGATGTGAATACATGAAAAGGGGAGTCTGGTGGAAAAGAGGTGGAGACAATGGCAAAAGGTAAACCAAAGCGTAAGCCATTCGGGATGAATTCCAGTCTGGCGGACGCAACGCAGGTAATGAGACAACTTCCGGTGTCGGCAATGCTCTCATCCATAGAAATGCAGATAAACATCCTGCAGGAGCGTGGAGTAGAGATACGAGACTGGGAGAACAAAGACCGGGTACTCAAGCAGGTAAGGATACTCGGTGGAAAAGCATACTTCCTTGCGGAGGACAAACCCAGGGATTAGAAAGAAGGAAAACTATGACACCAGACAGCATGGCAAATGAGGTAGAAGAACAAAAACTGCTTCTCAAACAGTACCTCGGACAATATTATTATGCCAAGATGAAAAAGAAGCAGTTGGAAGCCAGACTTCGTACTTTCAGAGAAAATATGCTCGGCACAAAGGGGATGCAATACTCCCCAGTGCCACGCAGCCAGACCAACAGCGTAGGAGACGGACCGGCAACGCAGGTCATCCGTGCAATGGAGATCGAGGACAGAATCGAATCACAGAAAGCAGAGATGGCAAAGACCATGCTGAATGTGATGAAGATCATGGATTTTTTACCAACAGACTCCACGGAACGAAGTATACTGGAATACAGGCACATCGACTGTTTGAGTTGGAAGCAGGTGTGCAAGGAAGTACACCTGTCGAGGTCATCAGCAAATGACTACTACGACAAGGGCATCAATAAGCTGTTAGAGTATAAAAAAGTACAGGTCATAATACAAGAATTCGCCTCCGCCCAAGAACCCTAGAAGCCTTGAAATTGCTTGACTTCGGAGTAGGGGGGGGGTAGAATTGTAGTTGCAAAAAGGCTTATTTATAGCCAATTTCACGCAAACACATTCTACCCCAAAAGGAGGAGCAATATGGAGCAGAAATACAAGTCGTTTGGGTTGTCAGTTATCACAGTCAGCGATTCGGAAATATCGTTCGAAGAAAAGAAAGGACAATCCGGGAAAGTCAGTATTTCGGATCTGCAGAGGTTCGAAGTAACCATGGGAACATTTACAGAGTACGGGGTTTTGACACTGGAAGCAAATGGCGAGGAATTCAAAATACATTTTGTATCAAATTACAACAAGGATTTGAAGAAAATGCAGGAACAACTTGGCTTTCAGAATATTAACGAGCCAGAGACTGTAAAAAAGGAAAAAGAGAAAAAGCCACGAAAGAGTATAGCGGAAATGGAAGCCGAGATGCCTGAGTCATGGAAGGAAAAGCAGGCAGAGAAAGCAAGAGTGGAGCAGATGAAAAAGGACAAGATTCCGTTCTGCCCTAAATGCCATTCTACAAGTATAACTTACCAGGACAAAAAACTCAGTGTCGGCAGAGCAATAGTCGGCGGAGCAGTCGCAGGAAGCACAGGAGCAATACTGGGCGGCATTAGCAGCAAAAAAGGAAATCTAAAATGCCTAAACTGCGGGCACACTTGGAAAATTTGAATCGGCAAGGAGGAACAACCATGAGCATACATTTCGGACAATGGA